GACATTTTCAATTTGGTAAATCCTTTGCCGACATCAATGCAGCTCGTTCTTGCCGGGCCACCACAATCTATGGTTAATCATGATTTCATAACTCAGTTGATTGGGAAGCCTTGGGTAGGACACATCAATCCGGATGACCGAGAGAATATTGTCCCGACAGTGTCCGAACCTGTTTGGCCTGTCAATGCCGTCAAGATCTGTATCGTTTGTGATAGACGAGAAGGTCGTCATGACCACTTCGAGTTCGCGAAGGGGTATGGCAATTCTCGACAAGTCGTTTCGGATGATTCTGGTCCGTATTGTTCTGAGGTCTGCTATGAGCATCACGTGTCGTTACAGCCCAAGCGTGGAGGTGCCAGGCTGGATCCTTTTAGTGAAGTTTATAAGGATGCCAGTGATTTCAAGCCATACATTCTTACTTACAAACATGAGTTCGTCAAGGAGGCGAGTGTTGCCGAGAGGGTTATTCCTGGAGGCAAGTTAACCACTCATCTCCCAGTCGTGAATGAGAATGAATTGATCGAGGCCAATGATTCCGATGTCCTCGAGAGGTATGAGCGAGAATTATCCTACAAGCGGATTTTTAGTCGTCAAGCACCCGACACACCTATCGCGTATTGGAACTCTGGAGATCGCAGGAAGCGATGGATGAAGGCTTATCGTGAAGGGTTGCCTTCAAAGTTATCTCGTAGAGACAAGGACGATGCTGTGCGCAAAGCTTTGAAGCAAGGCATGGATTTCGACTTTACTCATTACAATCCTCATCATTCCTCATGGGGATTGGATCAACGTTCAGATGATGGTCCCTCATTCGCTGCCGGAGTTGCTCAGAGGATTCGTAGAAAGACGTATGTGGAAAACAAGCGTGAAGTGGAGGATGGCGTCGGTTATGGACATGCACTTTGGGATGCACTCTGTCACTACCTCGGTTGGAAACAATCAGTGCCATGGGACAAAGAATTGTACGCTGACTGCGAAATTCTGTTCCAGATGCGGAGAGCGGACCGATCGGATGCCCTCAAGAAGATGAGTTTGAATCGAGCATCGCCAGATTACGTTGATTTCTTGACCGCCAAAACTCAGTGGAAACTGAAGGGTCGAGAGTCCAAGAAGGCGAGTCCTTTACAGACCATTCTGGTCCGTTCAGACAGGGTTCTATTTCGCGATGGTCCGTTGGGTATCTACTTGCTTGAGATGATTGAGAGACATGCACCGCGTTACGTTTAT